TTTGTATTTCTATAGCGTTCAATCAAGTTTATAGTTGGCAATGTATTATTGATACAAACATCAGTTGGATTTTCATAAAACAATCTTGTGCCATTTGTTGCTGCCAAGTGTACAACAACATCGCAGTCGGGTGCATTTCTTGCTACTGTGATATTATTTAGGTCATCTGCAATGCCGTTTTTCTTATCATAAGGATAAACTGCATCGTAACTATCTTTGATGTAGTTATAATAATGACTACCAATAAATCCTTTATGTCCTGTTACTGTTATTTTCATTTCTTTTTCTTTGTTGCTTTTGCAAAATAAACATCTCGATTTTCTTTTCGAGTACCTTTATAATGACACATGTGTTTCTTAAATCTTAAATCAAAATGAGCTTTGCCTGTGTTTGGCGGACTAATATTTTGACCTACAATTTTATTTTCACTTTCAAGTTTTTCTAAACAAGCATCAAATACATGACAGTCTAGCTGTGCCGGCAAGTTATATATTTCGTCTGTATTATAATACCATTCCCATAAGTCAAAAAACTCAGCACTATTAGGACTGTCTAAGTTAAAACTTAACCAACCGGTTTCTGTATATTTTCCAACTCGTCCAAGATAACTTACAAACTTGTCGTCATCTAAATGACTACGTAAATATTCTTCACTAATGGGTGCAAGTATCTCAGTATCTGCATCAAGCCAAATCATTCTATCAGTTTTAACTTTACGACTAGCGTCAATTATACAGTAACTCTTATAGCTAAATCTTACAGCATCATAGTAAAATCCTTTAGTACCCTGAGGAACAAGACGGCTGCTATTACGCTTTTTAAACTTTTTAAGTCCTTTAGATTCTTTTGGAAGAATATAGTTTTTCCAGTTTTCGCTATCGTCAAATAAAGGTGTGTCAGTATATACTAATACATTAACATTTTTATCTAAATATTTTTCTAAACTAGTCATAAAGTATTTGGCATACACATCGTAATGTTGGTCGCCAAATGTTGTAACTATTGTTGTAGTATTACCATCCAAAAATATAATCCTTTCGTACATTTGTTATTTCTCGGGCACCAAATGATTTTAAATACATGCCAGCACATTCATTGGTGTCAGCTTGTTGTTCGCATACAATAATAGGTTTATATTTTAGTATTGTACCCATTGCGCCTTTTAATACTTCGAGCTCGTGTCTTTCGCAATCAATTTTTAATAATCCAAACTTTGGTAAATCTAAATCATCCATACGTTTGATAGCAATATTGCCAGTGCCAACTTTACTAACAAAACTGCCGCCGGTATTTTCACTATCATAAATCATTTCAACATTGTCATTTACATTACCTAATGCATATTTGTGTATTTCTACGTTTAGGTTTTGTACATTACTTTCTAAACAACTATACACTTGCTCAAGAGGTTCAAATGCTATTACATGTTTAAATTTTTCAGTAAGTGGTTTTGCCCATAATCCGACATTAGCGCCAACGTCTACAGCAATATCAAAATCTGTAACATACTTGTATGCAGCATCTCTTACATCATCTTGATATTGTGCAGGGCCGCCGTTGTTTATTCTTTTAGATATTAATCTTTCAAAATGTTCATCAGTATCAGGCATCCAATATTCATATACTTGTTTCATAATGATGCATCTTCCATGCCTACTACTCTTAGCTTTACAATATTAGTTATCTGCCATTGTTTTTGATCAAGTGCTTTTAGAACACCTAACCATTTGTTGCGTATTAATGCAAACTCATTAATAATCTTTTCATAGTCGCATACGTCAGCTTCGCCGTCAACATACTTTTCAACATCGCGACTTGACAATGCTCGCTGATAGTTTTCTAGATATTTTCTAAAAAAAGAACTACGCAGTTTGCGTAGTTCAATATTAAGGAATTCGAGTATAGCTTCAACTTCTTGTAGTTGATTAAAGCGATATTCAACAATGCCTGGCATCTCAGCAGCAGCTTTTTCAATACTGCCTTTTAACTTTACTTCAGAACGAGCTGTTACCAACTCGTTCTCAAAGTGTTGTATTGCTGCTGGTATTTCAGATATGTCTCGACTAACTCGACTATACCATCCCATTAGTCATCCCACTCGTCTTCATCAGAATCTTCATCCTGATCTAGTTCTAGATAATATTGGATAGCAGCATCAAGTCTTTTACTATTACCCATCATGCTTTGTAACTGAACTTCGGCCATTCCATAGTCAGCCAGCATATCAACATACCGTTCGGCTGCCATTTCGACATGTTTTTTATCTAAATATTCTTTAAACAAGTTCCATAAATCAGCTGCTATTTCTTCGTTCATTGCTATTCCTCAATATATTCTTCTGTTATTTCCTCAGCATCTAGTGCAGCATCCTCAACTGCCTTTGCTGCTTCTTCTTCTGCTTTTGCGATATTTAGCATTTGTTCTTCTTTTGCAGGAAGATCTTCAATAACACGTTCAAGCAGTTCGCCTGTCCAACGCTTGCGGAACTCGAGGATTTCGTCACCTTCACTAGTAATGTACTTGTAACGATTGCCTACTTTTTCTAACAAGCCTTTGGTTTCAAACATATCAAATAATCCACTGTAAGGATCCATGCCTGTTGAATAAGGAATCTCAACTTGTACACCTTCAAACGGTTTATTGTAACGTGTCTTCATTACTTTACACGCTGCTCTAATACCATGCACTTGTGATGTTTTGTTGCCGTCTGCATCTACTTTAAGTTTAAGTTTCTTCATAGCAACAACCATCGAACTTGCATACACAAAGCCCGAACCACCTGAGATTTTATCATCTGGGTCGAACATATCCTGTGATGCATATGTATGGTTAGTAACACACATACCTACATTGTAACTACCAAACATGTTTACACAGTTTGTAACAAGTGCTTTTAGTGCTTTTGCTTTACGGCCAAAATCGCCTTTCATATCACCTGCTTCAAACTGACTAACTTCAGTTGGTGACATAAGCATACCAAGCGAATCAACTACAAACAATACTTTTGGACGCTCTTCTTCAGGCATGTCTTTTAGGTCTGACATAAACGTACTTACAGTTTTACCTACATCGTCAATCATTGCCATATTGAGTTTTAGAATCTTTTCAGGTGATGTATCTACACCTAGTGCTTGTAGCCATGCTTCGTCTAGTGCATTCTCAGTGTCAATAAGCACAACAAAAATATCTTGCTCTTGTGCGTACTTAACAATGTTGCCACTTACAATATATGATTTGCCAGCGCCACTTTCGCCTGCAAATACACTTACTTTACCAAGAGGAATACCTTTACGGAAGTCTCCACTTAGTAGATAGTTTAGTGCATAGTTGCCAGTACTAATCCAATCAGTTGGATCGTTAAAACCAGCACTCATGCCTTTAATACTTTTTGTCAACGAGTTGCGAAACTTCGTTGGATCGAATGACTTAGTTGCCATGTATATCTCCTATTAAATGAATGAAGTAAAAGGGTTGCTTTATTACATAGCAACCCTTTTTAGTTGCTATTAACCTTGACGTGAACGGATCATTGCAAGGATGTCTTGCGCTCCGCCTGCTGCTGGTTCTGCTGCTGGTGGTGTAGTAGGTTCTTGCCATCCAGTATCAGTTGTAGTTTCAGCTACTGGTGCTGGTGCTGGTGCTGCTGGAGCACTTTGACTTGTAGCAGTTGCTTGTGGGCTGGCCGCTTTTTGCGGATCGCCTGTACGTGCAGCCATACCGCTTGGACGGAAGTAGTTGCTCCAACGTTCTGCATCATATGCTTCGCCGTCTACTGACGCTTCAAACATTTCTGTTAGAATCTTAACACCAGCTTCATCTGGCTTTTTAGGAAGGAAGTCATTTAGATTGAACAACCCGTGTGTATTTACTGCTGCCATCTCTGCATCACCTAGCGGACGATCTCGACGTGCCCAGTTACTTGCACCATAATCGGCATAACCACCTTTGGAACCTTTTGATAGACGGAAGTCAACGCCAGCAGTATAATCTGTTGGCAGTTCTTCCATATCTGGATCCATTAGTGCTGCTTTAATAAGTTGGAAGATTTGTGGACCGATAATAAAGCGTCGGATTGGATTTTCTGGAGACTCGTCGTTAAGTGGATCGTCAGTTACAAAACCTTGGAAAATATAGCTACGCTTTTTCCAGTACTTACGACCCATGTCTTCAAGACTTGCGTCTTTAAACCAACCACGTACTTCTTGTAGGATTGGACATGACTCTCCGTACATTTCCATACACGGAACTTGTACTTGTACAGGGCGTGAATCTGTTTCGCCTTTAACTCCTGCAAAAGGAAGTTTGATCATCAAACGTTCTTTCCAAAAGAAAGTATTGTCTTGATCGCCATCTGGCAAGAAACGAATAGTTGCCTGTTCGCCTTCTTTCATGTTCCAAAATGGGTAAATCGCATTGTCACCGCCTGATGTACGGTTGCCGCCTGCGCCGGCTTCTTGTTCTTTGAGCTTTGCTCGAATTTCTGCTAATGATGCCATAGTGCCTTTTCTCCTATATGTTATGCCTATGTTAGAACAACCAATGTTGCTCTTGTGCCTGTTTGTGTGTAGCACTCTTATATACTACACGTTTAGTTATGACTTGTCAACTAAAAAATGACAAGTTTTTTAAAAAGTTAGCTGATTATTTTAAACCAGCTAACGATGTGATTCTATCTAGTTCTTGTGATTCGCCTTGGATTGATTGTATGTCTTGTTTAACAAAATCCATAATAAATTTGGCTTCATTACCAACCTGATTTCTTAATCTGTTCATTGCATTTTGATCGCCTTTTTTTATTCTATTAATATTTATTATCATTTGCATTGCATTATGTTCTGTATATTGACCACCGCCTGCGTTTTTAATCTCTCTGCCTAAGCTATGCAAATCTTCATAGATATCCATTAAAGCATCCATAGTAGAGTACCCGGCTTGTATAAATCCGTTTGGATCTTTTGCTGCTTGTGGAGCAACTTTAGCATATTGA